ATTTAACATTTTTTAAAAGAAAGGAAGACCTGTTTTCTTTGTGGTTTCCAGGTTTTCTTTGATCAGATCACTGATAGTTGTGCGTTCAGCTGAACTCAGTTGCAAGGCCTGCTCGTAGCTGATGCCGCCACGCATGTACCAGGACAGTTTGATGGCCTCTTGTCTTATATCAGCAGTTTCCTTGTCCATTTGATCAACCATGTGGCTGATCTGGTCAGAGTCCAAGACTAAGAGGCGGGTGCGAAAAAACTTGCCATGTCCAGAGTCAACACCTGCTCGTACTTGTGTTTGCAGGCTGTGCATTCTAGGTTTAATGGTTGTAACTCACTTTGTTCACGCAAGGCCAGCACATGATCTCGTACTTGATTAAACAAATCTCGATCACAGTTTTTCAAGAATTCTTCAATAAACGGTTGCTCGCTGACCAATGCCTGCGGTGTTTTGATAGCAGTGATACTGATTGCCAACGAGTGTATTGTGATTTCAGTTAGCTGTTTAAATGCCTTGGTCAATGCAGTCATTTTATCAGCTTCGGACACTGCACTGTCAGGAATGACCTGCAAGAGTTTTTGTTGTTCGTACTGCAATTGACTGTTGTCGTTGAGATTTTTATAGCTCAACGGACGGAAATAAATTTCTAAATCGTTGTATTTGATATGTGCATCAAAGTTGGGTGCTCGTAACGCATCAAGCATGGTTCTTAGATCAATGCTACGCTCACTGGTATCTTGACAAGCCGGGCAAGAAGTGGCAAACTCCATGTCGTGTCCGTAGCTGGCTATGCGTATGGCTATAAGGATGGTGTCTAGATCGATGCTGGGCACTGCCCACGCATCTCGGATGTTGGGCACACAGCTTTGTATCACATTCACTGTGGCCTGTCCGTTGAACAACGCATCTGGAGTACGATAGGTAATTTCGTCTATGGCAGTCATGGGGTAAACCGGCAGTTCACCGTTGACTGGCATGTTTAACGTGCCAGCGGGATAGTTTTGCCCGCCACTGGGCAACTTTATGTAAATGCTGGGTTGTCGGAAATATTGACTTAAAGGATTACTCATTTTATCACCATAAATATTGTGCTAATACTTATACGTGGAAAACATGGACCCAAATGAATTACAAGCCGTATCCGAAGCTCTAGAACAACTGCGTCAAGGCGGAACTGTTAGTGCTGAAACCTTGGCTAAACTGGGCGGAACCACTCAAAGCACCAACAAAGCCCTAGAAGCATACACCAAAAAAATACTGGGTGCAGCCTCGGCTGTGGGTGGCATGGCCAAGCAAGTAGCTGACGGTGAAGGCAGTTTCAAATCTCTAGGCGGAGCCATTGGTGGATTGACTAGTGTGGTTGGAAAATTAGCCAGTGCCATACCACTGGTAGGTGGCGCGGCCAAGGCCTTAGCAGAAGGAGTAGGCGAAGCAGCTAAGTTTGTGCTGGACCAGTTGGACACCATGTCCAAGAACTATCAGACCTTAGGTGATGCCAGTGCTGGAGCAGCCGACGGGGTAGATGGATTACTACGCCAGTTCAACCAAATGGGCAACTTTAGTTTGCCGGCCTTTGCCAAAGCGGTAAAAGCCAACACTACAGGCCTAGCAGCCCTCAGCGGCACAGCTGCCATGGGTGCTGAAGAGCTCAGCAAAGTGTCTGGAGTGTTGACCACAGGCGACACAGCAAAAAAGTTTCTTAAACTGGGCATAGGCCTAGATTCGGTAGGTGATGCTACAGCACAATATCTAGCTGACAGTGCTAGATATGGTATTACACAAGGCAATACCACCGAACAGCTGACCAAAAAAACTCAAGACTACATTTTAGAAGTTGACAAGATAGCACGACTCACAGGACAGACACGAGAACAACAACAAAAAGAAGCACAGAAAAGTTTAGTTGATGCTAGATTCCGTGCCAAGCTGGCAGAAATGACAGCTAACGGACAGAAGGATCAAGCAGAACAGTTGAGATTGTATGTGGATGGTCTAGGTGGTGCAGCTGGAGATGCGGCTCGTGCCTTGGTAACCGGTATTCCGTTGACCAAAGAGGCTGCTGAAGCCAACCTGTTCACTGGCGATGCGCTGAGACAAAACACTCAAGATCTGATATCAGGCAACAAAAGATCTGTTCAGGCCATAGCCGAAACCGAAGAAGCTATGTCAAGAGGCGCAGACCAATTTGGCACACTGGCTCAATACGGCAAAGATCTCGGAGGCCTTACTGTACAGAGTCTAGATGCCAAGGCCAGGATACAAGGAAAAACAGCCCTGCAACGCCAGCAAGAAATTGAAGAGGCCCAGAAAAAACAAGCCGAGGCTTCGGGCAAGACCACAGAAGAGTTTACAGACGCACAGTTGGCCACAGCCGGCGCCAGTAAAAATCTACAGAGTCTAGGCTTTAGCCTAGCTACCTATGCTTTGCCAGCGGTCAACAAGTTTGCCACCGCACTGGAATCAGTTACCGGCAGCATGAACAAGTATCTTGGAGTAGGCGGTACCAAGTCAACTCCGGCTGGCGTGGATCGCGGTGCCGCTGGCGGCCCTAGAGCTGCTATGGGCGGTGTGGTTCCGGGCAAATCAGTAACTGTTGGCGATCAAACCAGGACCGGTGGCGACCGCAACTGGCGCAACAACAATCCAGGCAATATTGAATATGGACCATTTGCTATCAAATACGGCGCCATTGGCAGCGACGGCAGATTTGCCATATTCCCCACAGAAGAACAGGGTCGCATGGCACAAGATGCCTTGCTCAAGAGCAAGAACTATGCCAACCTGAGCCTATCTGATGCTATCAAACGCTACGCACCTTCCAATGAAAACGATCCAAAATCTTATGCTAAACAGATAATGGCTCAGACCGGCATTGATCAAAACATGCGTTATGCCGATCTTACTCCAGAACAACAAAGCCGAGTGTTAGATGCCATGAAGCGTATCGAAGGAGGGCGAGCTGGCACAGTGAGCGGACCAGCAGGTAGCCGCACAAATACTATGGCCGGGGTAAGCTACAACGGTGCCGGCGCTGGCACACCTGGACCAGGTCAAGGATCCGCTACCGAACAAGAAACCAGTTCTTGGTTTGCCTCGTATGGTAAAAAACTGGACGAACAAAATGCGTTACTCCGCCAAAACAATCAACAGAACGCTAAATTATTGCAAGAGACCCGGGCCAAGTAACTAAATATACAACCATGGCAGATAACGATAACGGTCGCAAAAAAGGTTGGAAAAAGTACTTCAAGGTTGCCAACACCGGCGGCCAACTAAGTCCAATTTCAGGACAAAATCAATTTGGATTAGATGGATACCCACGTCAAACTGGTGCGGGTTATTCAGACGGCACAGGCACACCCAACGATTTTGCATTCCGCAACTATGCATCACGTTTGCCCGAAGTCTATTCAGGACACCCCAATCGTATTGAACGCTATAACCAGTACGAAAGCATGGACTGTGATTCGGAGGTTAATGCTTGCCTAGACATCATAGCCGAGTTCAGCACCCAAACCAACGAAGACAACGGCACACCTTTTGAAATTGAATTTTCTGACAAGCCCACAGACAACGAAGTGGAAATTATCAAAAAACAATTGCAACAGTGGACCAAATTAAACAAGTTGGACCAACGAGTATTCAAACTGTTTCGCAACGCTATCAAGTACGGCGATCAAGTGTTTGTCAGGGACCCAGAAACATTTGAAATGATGTGGGTAGACATGGTCAAGGTGGCACGTGTGATTGTGAACGAATCAGAAGGCAAACGCCCAGAACAATATATCATCCGCGATATCAATCCCAACTTTCAAAACATGAGCGTGGCTCAAAAAACCACCAGTGACTACTATGTGAGTCGTGCCAGTGGTGGTGTATCAGGACAGAGCAATTACAGCTCGCCCGGCGGCGGTGGTGCTGGTGGTGGAACCGGTAACGGCGGAGTGGGCAACAGCAGATTTACACAGGCCATGAACGAAACTTGCATTGATGCCAGACATGTGGTACACCTTAGCCTTAACGAAGGTCTAGATTATTTTTGGCCCTTTGGACAAAGTATCCTAGAAAACATATTCAAGGTATTCAAACAAAAAGAATTGTTAGAAGATTCGGTGTTGATTTATCGTGTACAACGTGCTC